AGTCGTACCTCAACTGCAAGGACATGCTGCTCCGGTTGATCACGAGGCCGGCCTACTCCTTCGTGTACGCCACGAGCTCGCACCCGAACGCGCGCGAGGTTGGTGAGCGCCTGAAGCGCCAGCTGATTCACAACAAGCGGATCTACGACGACTTTGGTCCTGAGTTCGAGGGCAACCGAATCGTGCCTCGTCGCGGCGAGGGCTCGTTCAGCACCGAGCACATGGTCCTCAACAACGGATCCTGGCTCCGCCTGCTGAGCGCCTCATCGAAGCAGCGCGGTGGCCGCCCCCGTCGATACCGGTTGGACGACCCCGAGTACGACCCGAAAGCGTCGACTCCGATGTCGATCCTGCGGGCCTACATCGACGAGCTCCTCTTCAAGATCGTGATCCCGATGGTCACGCGCCCAGACACCGGCGTCGATTGGGTCGGCACCTTTGTGTCAAAGCGACACTATCTGTGGCATGCGATGCAGCTTCAGGAATCCCCCGAAGGCGCAATCGCCAAGGACGCCCGCTTCAATCGTTGGTCCCGCCTTGTGATCCCGGCGGCCATCGAAGAGGACGGCAAGATGACTTCGTGCTGGCCGGACATGTGGCCGGCCACAAGAGAAGAACGTCTGACGCTCGCTAAAACGCGACCTCGCTTTAAAGAATCCTTGTCGCTCGAGGAAATCCGGGAATCGATCGGCTCAGCCAACTTCTCCTCGGAGTACATGGCTGCACCCGGCGACGGCGTCGGAACCTTCTTCGGCGAAATGAACGAAACCCATTCGTGGTGGTTCGAGGAAATCGACGACCTGATCGACCAGCCGTTGACCTCTGCCACCAACATCTGCTGGAACGAGCGCCGTGAGGAAAAGTTCGAGACCAAGAAGATGCCGCTCTCCGAGTTCCTTCGGAGCTACAGCCGGATCTTCATGACCGCTGACACCTCGCACACCTCCACCTCAGACTCCGACTTCAAGGTCTGCTGCTTGATGGCTGTGACCCCGCAGAACGACCTGTTCGTCCTCGACCTTTGGGCTCGCCAAGGCCAAGAGTCCGAGCTGGTCAAGGCGGTCTTCGAGATGGCCGACCGCTGGCGCTGCCCAACCGTGCACCCCGAGGTCATCAAGCAGGGCATCTCCCTGTACAACGCGCTGAACTCCATCGTCTCGACCCGCGCCAACGACATGGCCGGTGTGGCCCACCTGCCCAAGATCGTCAAGCTGAACCCTGGCATGACCGAGAAGCAGGACAAGATCGCGGGCCTCCAGTTCCGGTTTGAGCACGGCAAGATCAAGTTGCCCCTTTGGCGCCGTGAGCAGCTGCCGTGGCGCTACCTGTTCGACCAAATCGAGTCGTTCAACCCGGAGGCCCAGGACGGCGGCTTGGAGAAAGACGACTGCATCGACGCGGTCGCAATGTCCCAGTTCGTCCTGCGGGGCCGGCTCAACAAGATCTCTGGCTCCCCGGAAGCCAAGACCCTGTTCCAGCGGCTGCGGGACGGCGACTTCTACCAGAACGGCCAACACATCGGGGAGGGTCTGAACCTGGACAGCCTGACCGCCGAGCAGATCAACGAGATCCTTGATGCACGAACCCCCTTCGCCAACAACATCAAAGCAAACAAGATCTGACACCACGGTTCCGCTCCCGCTCTTTGAGGCGATGGCCCGGTGGTACTTCGGCGCTTCCGTGGAGAAGGAACCCCCACTGGATCGCGGGGTGGGTCAAAGCATCACAATCTCCGATTCTTGGTTAGGGGTGCTTTGCCTGGCGTACTACGGCAATGGCCCCCGTCACCCCTCGGTATCAGTCCGACCCCTGGAATCAGTGGGGGTGGACAAACCCGACCGTGACACCGTGATGCAGTATGTTCCCGTCAAAGAATCCGTCCGCATGATCCCAGGTGGATATGCGGCCAAGAAGGCACAGGCTCAACATGGCAACCGACCCAATCAAACTGACCCGAGACCCGATGATGCTGGCTCGGATAATCGACGAGCACTGCGAACGGGAGCAGAGCCGCCTGGCGTACCGCAGGGCGACGTGGCTGGTGGCCCTGTACTACATGATGGGGGCCCGTCAGTTTGATGTGTTCGACCCGGTGAGCGGAACCGTCCGGTACTCCTACCTCGATGAGGAGGAGCGGATGGAGTTCCAGTCGAGCGAGCTGATGAGCGCGGTCGACAAGATCTCGGGCCGGCTCAGCAGCATGGACTTCCGGCCGCTGGTTCAGCGCGTCGGATCGTCGTTGAGCTCGATCAGGCAGCGGTCGATTGCCCAGATCATGCTGGATCAGGTCGTGTCGGAACACCAGCTGCAGCGGATCGTTCCGCAGTTCAACCACATCTTCGCGCTCCTTGGGTCGTGCGGTATCACCGGGCACATGGTGAACCACCCGACGGTCGGCATGACGGCCGATCTCGAGGTTGTGCACCCGATGGAGTTGTTCCCGTTCCCAAGCTTGACCCAGGACTACACGAAGCAGCGCGGGCTCCTGCGGCAGCGGATGGTGTCGCTTGAGTACCTGAAGGAGATCTTCGGACCCAAGGTCACCAGGAACAAGGACCGGCTGGAGTACTTCACGATCAAGCCCGGCGAGACCTTCGAGCAGCAGACCGCCAACGAGTACACCCTTGGGTCGAACGTCGAGTACTCGGACAGCAAGGTCGTCGGGTCGGATCCGAAGTACGACGCAATCGAGGTCGTCAAGGTTCGCGAGCTCTGGCTCAAGGGTGCCCGTGACACTGTGACTCGGTATGTGGTCACGAGCGGCGAGTACGTGATCCACGACGAGGACCTGGAGGGCCGCGAGGTTTACTGCCCGATCGGGTTCGCCAGGTTCATGGAGAACGGTACGTTCCACGGAGCTGGCGTCTTCGATCTGTTGTTCCCGCTGTGCCGCGAAGCCGAGAAGCTCCAGAAGCAGCTCTTCAAGAACATCCACGACATTGACCGGTACGGCGTTCTGGTGTTGCCGCACGGTTCCTTCAACTCGAACACGATGTTGCGAGATGTCGGCCGTGGGCTTCGGGTGTTCCCGTGGGAGCCCGATCCGATCAGCGAAGGCTTCCGACCGTTCAACATTTCGCCGTTCAACTCCGGCGACGTGCCCGGCAAGGTGAGTGCGTTCGCGATCCAGCAGATCGACCGTCTGAATCCGATCCGGGATTTGATCGCGGAGAAGGGTCGAGTCGATTCGGCGACAGGACTGCAGTTCCTGGACGAGCAGGTGAACCGGGCGATGAACACCCCCACTGCTGGTGTGCAGCAGGCGTGGGGTGACTGCTACCGATCGGTGCTGGCTGGCGCAGTCCGGGAGGTTGTGTTCAGCCCGAAGACGTTCACGGTCGACCAGTTGACCTTGGATCTGGCGGGCGTGGTGGTGGATCCGCAGACGATGGCGGTCAGCTTCGAGTCGAATCCGCTGCCGTCGCTCGGGCAGCTCTCGTTCAAGATCAAGGACATCAATCCGAGGAGCAAGGTGGCCCGCAAGCAGGAGGCCCTCCAGCTCCAGCAGCAGTTCCAGATCGACCCGGATACCTTCATGCTGTTCGCGCTGAAGGAGGGTCTGGACTTTGCGATGTGGACCGACGAGCATCAGGCCGCCTACGAGTCCGTGGTGCGGAACTGTCTGCTGCTGTACGGGGACGGAACCACGCCGGGACAGGTGGTGCTGACGCCGCAGACCACGAAGCCGGAGATGCAGATCCGGGTGCTCAACTCGTTCATGGCTGGGCCGGTGATGGCGGTGGCTACTGCGGAGGTGCAGAACGCCTTCATCGAGTACCACAAGACGCTGATGAGCTTTATGGGCTTGGTACTTCCGAACGCCCTTCCCAATCCTGACGATGTGGCTATGCTGGGCCGGTTGGACCAGCAGATGGCCCAGATGCAGGGTATGCAGCAGGGCCCTGCTCCTCAGATGCAAGGGATGTAAATGGACCCCTCGACAAAGATCACGCTCGAAGACGGAAGCGAAATCACCCTGGCCGATCTCCTGCAGAACCGGAAGGACCTGCAGGAGGCAATCACGATCAACGACACTCTGCAGAAAGATCTGCAGGAAGTCGGTGTTCTGTTTCAGGCTGGGATCACCCAGGACCGTCGAGAGAGCGCCATCAAGAACGTGCTGGAGAACCTCGGCTACGAGGATTCCCAGATCGACCAGTACCTGGCGGCGACCCGTCAGACCGTGCAACCAGACCCCGAACCAGAACCCGAGGAAATCGAAGAGATCGAAGAGATCGAGCTTCCGGATCTTCCGGAAGAAGACGATTACATCGAGGATTCCAGTGGGGGTGAATCAAAGGCAACCATGAGCAACGAACAAGAACAGCTTCTCCGGCAGGAGCTCGAGGCCCAGCGGGCAGAGCTTCACAAGATGCGAGTCCGCGAACTTCGGGAAAACCTGAACTCCCAGCTGGATCGCGCTTTGAAAGCGAATCCGGAACTTCAGAAACTTATCGAGAGCGCCCGCAGCACAAGGGGCGACGAAGGCGTGAAGCAGGCAGAGCAGACTCTCCGGACACAACTGGAGCAGCGGGCTCTTGAGCGCATGCAGGCTCGTCGTCAGAGTGCGGGAACCTTCGAGGACTCTTGG